AACTAGACAACCAGACGATGAAGTAATTAGGACTCCGAGGGCTGTAGATAGCATGAGAGTCGTTTTATGCAAGCCATAGTCATTTGTCATGTAAGCAATCCGGGCATCTCGGTATTGCTGGAGAGCATCAAGGTATATGCACCTACCACCCCGATTTACGTTTATAGCGTTGACATTGCCAGAGGAGAGAGATTCCGACGAATCTTGCCCAATGTTATCGTCCGATCCAATACTGGTAGAAATTTTGGAGACTCATATAATGAAGCCATCAGCGATGTTTTTGGAAGGGTCGCAGTCGATTCATTGATTGTTGCTAACGATGATGTCGTTCTGAATCCGCAAACAATCGAGTTATTGGGTGAGGATAAACGGATTCTTGAGGAAAACGGACAGAAGATAGGCTTCTTAGGTGCAAGAAGCGACTACGTGTTGCCAGACCAGAACATTAGGTTTCCGGTACATGACGATAGGCAGCAAGGATTGTATTGGGCTAGTGAGGGTCAGATCAAGGAAACTCAGGTCATAGCACCAATATTTGCCACCATAACGAGAGAGGCTTGGAAGGTAGCCAAGTTTCCTAGCACGAATTGGTATTCAGATAATATAATCTGCCATGACCTGCAAGAAGCGGGTTACAGGCATTTCGTAAGCAGGGCGTATGTTCATCATGCTGGATCACAGACAGTAGGGATGGACTACAAGAAATGCCATGAGGAGCCGAGAGATTGGATTAAGGCTCACAGACCGGATGTGTACGAGGCTATCTATGGCTGACGGATTGTTATCAGGATTGACGAACTGGATAGACCAGCGAAAACAGGCTGCGAAGTCTAGTGTTGGGTTGTTGGCTGACAATCCGCAGGAATGGTTGACTCAGACCACGGCTAGATATTTGCCTACTAAGGCAGAGGAGCAGCAGTATCGTGCTGTTCAGCAAGCTGGTGGAGATATAACGCAGACTCCGTACTATCAAAAGTTATTTGATCTGGCTCAGTTCCAGAGCAGCATTAAGACTCCTAAAGTTGGATCGGGCTTGATGGCTGAAGCACAGCCGCAAATGTCAGAATTTGTGCCTAACGTTCCTGCCGGTGAGGAATTGGTTGTAATGCACAACCTTTCTGCAAAGAATTTACAGGCTGCTAACAAATTAGGTGGCTTACCAGTACCGTCGTTAGGTGTTGGTAAGACTTCTGTGCCATATGAAGGATTTGGCGATATTACTTTGATTGCACCTAAAGAGTTTGCTATCCCTAGTGCGAAGAATCCAGTTTATCGGGCTGATGCTTATACAAAGCGGTTTCCCGGAATAGATTATCAATTTGATAAAAAAGCAGGTAACGTTTTCCAAAATCAGTTTGCGACATTAAAAGATAAAGTACCAAAAAGCTATGAATATGATGTTGGTGAAGTCATGCAGAATTGGCGTGATAGAGATTATTCAACATTGTTTCAGTCAAAATTCCTTGAGGAAAAAGGAATGTTGCCAGAGAAGTCACAATTCAAAAGTGATTGGGAATTTGGTTCGGAAATCCGTACAAGAGTAGGTAAGCAATTTAATGAGTACAACAACTGGTTAGCCAATTTTGAAAATAGATTAGCTGAATCTGGTGCTGTTCCTACTGAAAAGCTATTTAAGGGATACACATATTCAGGTAAAAGACGTTATCAAGAAGCAACATTAGATAACATCGTTAAAGAAATGAAAGGTGGTGCTGCTACAGAAAACTGGCATTATGGTGCTGGTAATATCAGAGCAGCAGTTAGCCCGAAATTTAGAAAGTTATCAGAGATACAAGAGAGTAGAGGTTTGCTAACTGATAACAAAACAATGGGGAAAATTAAGGATCAGACTAGCGCAGCTTATGCTGATTTGACTGGAAGATTGAAGCAACTTAATCCAAAGTACGATGCTGATGATGCTTTGTTAGAGATAGCTCAGACAAAGAATATGAATGTTTTGGATCGGCAGTATGAAGCGGCTCCAGATGCACTAAAGGCAGACATAAGAGCGTTCCTAAACTCGTTTAAGGGTATGCCATCAGAGTTCTTTGAGATTAAGCCACAGAGGGCTGTAAAGCTGGAAGAATTCCGAGGAGCAATTATTCCTAAAGATACGCCTCAAAATGCTAGAGATATTCTTCAGCAAAGAGGTATCAGAGATGTTTACGAATACGCAACTCCAGAGGAACGTGCTAGTCTGATGCAAAGGTTTGGTAAAGAGATGTTTGTAGCGGCTCCAGTAGGAACAGGATTGTTAGAAGTTAAGCAAGAGAAGAAACCAAAGAAGTAAGCATGACATCCAAAGGATAATGCACAAATGGGAACAAATAACGTTAAAGAAACGCCAAAAATCGGAGAAGGACTAGCAGGTCCGGGTAGACCTAAGGGAGTGCCTAATAAGTCCACAGCGATTGTTAGAGAGGCTATTGCTAATCTACTAGAGCGTAATGCGCCTAACATGGACAAGTGGCTAAACGAGGTCGCAGCAGAAGACCCGTATAAGGCACTAGACCTAATGAACAAGCTATCTGAGTACCATATACCTAAGCTGGCTAGGACAGAGGTGACAGGTAAGGACGGGGAAGCTCAAGAGATGGTTATCAAGTGGGGTGGAAAGAAATGAGTTACACGCCGACAAACTGCCCTATGTGCAGCGCATTTCTGGTCAAGAGCAAGTGCCTACGCTGTGGGTATCAAGAGACTGCATGACCGAGATCGTCATTGAGTACGAGCCACGATCTCAGCAGCTAGAGATACATGATGCCATTGAGCAGCATCGTTTTACTGTGGTGGTTGCCCATCGTCGTATGGGAAAGACTGTTAGCGCAATCAATCATCTCATCAAGTCCGCTATCGAGTGCGACAAGCCAGACCCACGATTTGCCTACATTGCGCCTACTTACGGGCAAGCCAAGCGAGTAGCGTGGGATTACCTACAGAAGTACACCAGACCACTAGGAGCTACCTACAATGTCTCTGAGTTACGTGCTGATTTTTATGGGCGTAGGGTTAGTCTATATGGGTCTGATAATCCTGACAGTCTTAGGGGTCAGTATTTTGATGGCGTGGTTATCGACGAAGTTGGCGATCAGAACCCACGTATTTGGAACGAAATCATCCGACCTGCTCTTGCCGACCGTCTTGGGTGGGCTTGCTTCATTGGCACTCCTAAAGGCAATAACCATTTCGCTGAACTAGCGGATAGAGCCAAGTCTGAGGAAGGCTGGAAGTTCCTAGAGTTCAAGGCTAGTCAAACAGGCGTATTGCCTAACGAGGAACTGAAAGCAGCCTATCGAGAGATGGGCGAGGACAGGTACAACCAAGAGTTCGAGTGTTCCTTTAACGCAGCGGTTGAGGGGTCTTACTATGGCAAGCTCATTAACGATCTTGAGAGCAATGGTCGTATTAGCGACTTTCCTAACGATAGTCTGTGCCGTAGCTATGCTGCTTGGGATTTGGGCATGGGTGATTCGACTGCGATTTGGATTGCTCAACTGGCAGGGAAAGAAGTCCGACTTATTGACTGCATCGAGAATCATGGCGTAGGTCTGGACTGGTACGTGGGCTGGCTGAGGGATAACGGCTATGAGAAATATGAGCAAATCCTGCCCCATGACGTACAGGTTAGAGAACTCGGAACAGGCAAGAGTCGTAAGGAAGTGCTGGAGGAAGCTGGACTTAACATCAGGGTTGCTCCGAGACTTAGCGTTGCCGACGGGATACAGGCTGTGCGACGTATGTTGCCGAGATGCTGGTTCAATCCAAAGGTCAAGAACGGACTAGATGCGCTACGGAACTACCGTCGAGAGCATGATGAGCGTAGACAGATATTCTATGAGAAGCCTTTGCATGATTGGTCTAGCCATTACTCTGATGCCTTCCGTTACCTAGCCATAGGGCTTGACGAGACTGATTCCTCATGGCAGTCAGCATTGCCAATTTCGACGAAATGGATTGTATAATTAGCAAAATCTTAGGGGTTTGCTATGAAGATGGATCAAGGTGAAATCAAAAGTATCCTAGATAACGAGATTGATAACTCGATTGGATACATCGACACCGAAACGACCGACCAGAGGGCTAAGGCTCTCGAATACTATCTTCGTTATCCGTATGGCAACGAGGTAGAAGGCAGAAGCCAGATCGTAACTGGCGAGGTAGCAGAGGCTATCGATGGTGCTTTGCCTCAACTTATTCGGGTATTCACCACCACCGAGGATATTGTCAGTTTCGAGCCTCAGACTCCTGATGACGAGCAGTCAGCTAAACAAGCCACAGACTATTGTAATTGGGTCTTTTATCGTGAGAACGATGGGCTAATCATCCTGCATAACTGGTTCAAAGACGCGCTAATGGCAAAGGTTGGCGTAGTTAAAGCCTATTGGGATGCCAAGGAAGATGTTAACAAGGAAAGCTACAAGAATCTGACCGAGGATGAGTTAGCCATGTTGCTATCTGATCCTGCCATTGAGGTGACTAGCCAGAACGTCGAGTTGATCGATGGTGGCGTTGACCCGATGGGGGTGCCGATTCAGATTCCTTTGTATTCAGTCAAGGTCAAGAAGGTCAAGAAATACGGTTGCGTCAAGATTGAGAACGTACCACCTGAAGAATTCCTGATTAGCAAGTCGGCTAGAACGATTGAAGATAGCCCGTTTGTGGCTCATCGTAAGCTGATGACTCGTAGCGAACTAGCGGCTATGGGCTTTGATAAAGACATTATCGATGGCTTGCCTAGCTATGATGATCTCCAGTACACGACAGAGCGTATTGCTCGATTCAGTCAGGGTGAGCAGCCTGATGAGAACATTAGCCTTGACTACACGATGCAGGTGGTCGAGGTCTACGAGTGCTATATCCGCATTGACGTTAATGGCGATGGAATCGCTGAACTGCGGAAGATTACCTATTCTGGCAACGAAATCCTAGACGATGAGGAATGTGACCTAGTTCCATTTCATAGCCTCTGTCCTATCCCGATTCCGCATAAGTTCTTTGGTCAGTCGTTGGCAGACCGGACAATGGACATCCAGCTAATCAAGTCTACGGTAACGAGACAAATGCTGGATAACCTGTATCTAACGAACAATGCTCGTATTGGCGTGGTTGATGGTCAGGTGAACTTGGATGACGTTCTAAACGCTACTCCGGGTGGTGTAGTACGGATGAAAGCTCCGGGTGCTGTAATGCCGCTAGAGGTTCCGTCGGTAACGGCTCAGGCTTTCCCATTGCTTGAGTACATGGATCAGGTTCAGGCTAAACGTACAGGTGTTAGCGATCAGCAACAGGGTCTTGATCCTGACGTACTGAACAATGTTTCCGCTACAGCCATTGCTGCGATGATGAAGTCGAACTCTGGCAAGCTGGAGTTGATAGCGAGAATCTTTGCTGAGACAGGCGTAAAGTCGCTGTTTAAGGGGATTCTGCACCTATTGGGCAAGTATCAGGATACGGCAAAGATTGTCCGTATGCGTGGCAAGTTCGTAACGTTTGATCCGAGGACTTGGACTAACCAGTACGATGTCAGCATTAACGTGGGCCTTGGTTCAGGTGACCGTGAGCAGAAGTTAGCAATGTTGCAAATGATTCTAGCCAAGCAAGAGCAGATTCTGACTCAGTTCGGCCCATCAAATCCTCTGGTATCTGTGGCTCAGTATCGAGATACGTTGGCACGACTGATTGAATCGGCTGGTTTCAAGGATGCTAACGCTTTCCTTAACGAGATTACGCCAGAGATTAACGAGAAGTTGTCACAGCCACAGCCTCCTTCACCAGATCAGCAAGCAGAGGCTACTAAGATATTTGCTGAAGTAGAGCGAGAAAAGACCCAAGCTAAGAGCGAGATTGAGGCTGCTAAGTTGCAGCTAGAGCGTCAGTCGCTAGAGGCTGAATACACTCGCAAGGGTCTTGAGATGGCGATGAAAACCCGCCAGCAAGAAGCCGATATGAAGATTAAAGAGGCTGAGTTAGCGGTTAAACAACTACAGGCTATCTTAGCGATGGACTTAGCAGACGAGGAAACTCGCCAACGTCAGGCTGATATTGTCCTGAAGGCAATCAAAGAGCTAGGAAATCTTACAGCATGAGTAAAGTTCAATGGGCTGAGAATCTACTGAAGGATGAATTCTTTCAGGAAATGATGACTGATCTTAGGACTGCTGAACTTAATAAGTTCGCAACTAGCGATTACGCTGATCTTCAGGCTAGAGAGACTGCTTATATGCGGTTAAGGACATTAGAATTAGTTGAGACTTACTTGGAAGGGCTTTCAGCAAACAGGCTCATCGAGGAGAAAAGATTAAAGATTTTGTAACCCGTTTCGGGCGGTTCCCGATATAATTTAGGAAAGAAAAAATGAGCGATACTCAAGGAACGACACCGGAATCCGGTAGTCCAGAGTTAACTGTAGGTGGTGCAGCCGACGCTATCTTGGGTCTGATGGGTGCAGAAGAAGGCTCCGAACAGGAACAACCAGAACTGCAAGCAGAGGCCAACGATAGCGAAGCCGAATCTGATGAGTCTTATGACGAGTCGGAGGTAGAACAAGAAGATGAGCAGGATGAGCAAGAGGAGCCTCAGACGTTCCGGGTGAAAGCAGCCGGTGAAGAACGTGAGGTAACCCTTGATGAGCTTATCAAGTCTTATCAACTTGGCACAGACTATACAAAGAAATCGCAAGCCGTAGCTGAGGAACGTAAGGTAGTCGAGGCTGAACGACAGCGTATCGAAGAAGCCAGATACTTGCGAGATCAGTATGCGGAACGGTTGCAAGTGATTGAGCAAATGCTTAACCAGCAGCCGGAAACTGAGAATCTGGATTACCTGAAGGAAAACGACCCAATCGGTTATGCCGTTAAGGTCGCTGAGATGTCACAGCGGGAAAAGCAGTTAGCTCAAGTTCAAATGGAACGACAGCGAATTGCAGAGCAGCAACAGCAGGAACGTCAGGAGCAACTCGGTCAGGTAATACAGGCTGAGTCTCGTAAGCTGGCAGAGGCAATACCTGAATATGCTGATCCGCAAAAGGGTGAAGTAACTCGGCGAGAACTGAGGGAGTTTGGCCTAAAGTTAGGGTTTTCAGACCAAGAGTTATCGGGAATCTATGATTCTCGGCAGGTTCTAACGCTATACAAGGCGATGCAATACGACAAGTTGCAATCCTCTAAACCGGGGATTACGAAGCGTGTTAATGAGGCTCCGAAGGTTGTTAAGTCGGGTGTTGCTCAGGGCCGGGAAGTTAGCGATGAACTGAGGAAAGCAAAAGCGCGAGCAAAGCAGACCGGAAGGGTTGCTGATGCCGCAAAAGCATTTGAACGATTCTTATAGGAAATTATCATGCCTACATTTACAGCACATAGCGCAATTGGTCAGCGCGAAGATTTGACCGACATCATCTATGACATTTCTCCAACGGAAACACCGTTTATGTCATCGATTGGCAAGACCAAAGCAACAGCCGTTTACCACGAGTGGCAGACTGACAGCCTAGCTGCTGCTACTACTGCTAACGCAGCGATTGAAGGTGCAGACGCTACATCGGCTACTCTGGCTCCTACCGTTCGTCTTGGTAACTACACTCAGATCATCCAAAAAACCGTTCAGGTTTCGGGTACTCTGGACACAGTAAACAAGGCAGGTCGTAAGTCAGAAAAGGCTTACCAGTTGGCTAAAGCATCGGCTGAACTGAAGCGCGATCTGGAAACTATCCTGTTGGCTAACCAAGGTCGTTCGGCTGGTACATCGACGATTGCTCGTAAGCTAGGTTCGATCCTGTCGTGGATCAAGACTAACTCGGACAAGGCTTCTGACGGTTCCGATCCAGCAACTATCGGCGTATCGACTCGTACTGATGGCACACAGCGTACTTTCACCGAGACTCTGCTCAAGACTGTGGTGTCTGAGGTGTTCGTATCTGGTGGCTCACCTAAGATTCTGATGGTTGGTGCTGCTGGTAAACAGAAGGTTAGCTCGTTTGCTGGTATCGCTGCACAGCGTTACATGGCTCCGGGTAACACTCCGACCACCATTATCGGTGCGGCTGACGTTTATATGTCTGACTTTGGCACGATGTCGGTTGTTCCTAACCGTTTCATGCGTACCCGTGATGCTCTGGTACTCGATCCAGAATACGCAGCACTAGCGTATCTGCGTCCGTTCCAGACTAACGATCTGGCTAAGACTGGTGACTCTGAGAATACTCAGTTGCTGGCTGAAGTCACTCTTGAAGTTAAGAACGAAGCTGCTCATGGCGGAATCTTCGATCTGGACATGGCTCTATAACGGATGTTTGTATAAGTAGCAAATCCTCCTAGCCTACGGGCTAGGGGGAACTACGAAAGGATTTATGAGTACTCCGATACGGACTCAAACAGCATACGAGGATGGTGACGGTGGTATCGTCATCGAGACTAAACAGGACGTTACCGAGATCATTGAGGCTAACAAGGCTCAGTTAGATTTCGATAAAGAGCGCAAAGGGCATCTTAACGATCTGCACCATGTAGCCAGAATTCCGTTTACGGTTATAGATGTACTTAACCAGATGGGGATTATGAAGGGCTTTAACGTGGTGGATGACGTTGGGTTTGCTAAGTGGCTAAACGACCCTGATAATGCTGTCTGGCGTACGTATCGAGGAACTATATGAGAGTTGGTGTTTGCGTACCATGTAGGGATGAGGTTCACACAGGTTTTGCTTTTGATTTTGCTCGAATGGCGGCTCATGATGCGTCAGTTCGTTGTAAAGATGGCAAAGGCGGTTTGAGCCTATATACAATGCCGGGAACGCTGATATTTGACCAGCGTGAGAAGTTGGCAGAAGTAGCGTTCAAAGAAGGTTGTGACGCAGTATTGTTTATTGATAGCGATATGCGGTTTCCTCATGACATCATTAGCATTATGCTAAGTCGTGAAGTTCCGATAGTTGGTGTCAATGCAACGACTAGACGTAAGCCAGTAACACCGACTGCGAAGATGTTGCGTAAGTACATGGATGGGGAGACTCTCGTTCATGAGTGGTCGAACATTGATTCTCGCGGGAAAGAAGGTATCGAGGAAGTTACAGCGGTAGGGTTTGGTGCTGTGATGATTCGTCGAGAGGTGTTTGAAAAGACTGGCAGACCTTGGTTTGACGCTGGATGGGGTGCTAGTGGTGTCTGTGGTGAGGATGTGTATTTCTGCGTTAAAGCCGGTTCTGAGGGCTTTCAGACGTATGTAGACCATGAGTTATCGATGCACATCCGGCACATTGGCACTTACGAATATGGCTGGAAAGATTTTGAGCAACTAGAGGAATGAGATGATCCTGACCTACAGCGACTTAAAGAACACGGTAGCGAACTACCTAGCGCGTAGTGATCTGACTTCTGTTATTCCTGATTTTATTCAGTTGGCTGAGTACCGTTTGCAGCGAGACTTACGGATTCGGCAAATGTTGGTAGTTGCGACTGCTGCAACAACTGGCGGTGATTCGACTCTAGGGTTGCCGACAGACTTCTTATCGATGCGCGATATTCATTTGAATACCAATCCGGTATCAACATTGCGCTACAAAGCTCCTAATTCATTCTACGAAACAGCGCGTGTAACTGAGTCTGGTAAGCCAGTTGATT